ATCACATCTCTTGAACCCAGCGAAATTGAATGGACCGACGTCAAGTTGGACGACCCCGGTACCTGGAAGAATTGGAAGCCTGAGCTGAGAGACGCGGGTATCTCTGACGTAGAAATCAATCTGATAGTGGGTTGTGTCATGCGCGCGAACTCCCTGGATGAAGAGAAACTGAAAGCGGCCCGCGAGGATTTTCTACTTGGTCAGGCGCAGTAGCAAGGAAACTCCTTTGGCCACCACACCGAACCGGTGAGTATGCAGTCTGGGAAGGGTGCGTGGAAGTAGGAGTCCGACCACCCGGATGCAAGGAGCGATGGGAAGACTGTAACGTGCTCACCCAGGCGAAGATCATTGCCTTCAGTCAGACCCGTCAACATGAAAAGAGCAAGTTGATGCAGGCGATGGCCAAGGCCGGAGTAGGGTGTTCAATATGAAGTTTACAGGTTCTTTGACTTGGGATACTATTGATCTGGTCAAGTACCGGCAGGCGCTCAAGAAACACCTGACTCAGGAGGCGAAGGAAAGCGGCATAGTATGGCTGCACGCAGCCGTCGAGAAGATCCCGATCCCAACATGGTCAGGTGCCTCCCGAGCCACGTTCCAGAAGCTGGCCCGCGAAGTCGGAACCTCCATCCCTATCGGACCCCAGCGGAGTAAAAAGGACCGCACCGCTCTCGGGACTGCGGCCGGGAGCGGCAGTGGCCTGATAATTAACGAAGGAAAGAATTTCTATGGCTTCATGTATTCGTCGAGCCTTCGCTACTTGAATTACAACGAATTCAATCGGGCAGTCCCAGTGGCGGGGGCTGGCCCGCCCTTACCCCTTTGGGCCCCGATCCAGAACACGCCATACCAATTCAAAGCCAAAGGCTTGGAAGCCTGGCTAGCGTTTGCGAAGACTGTGGACCTACCCTCACCGTGGGCAACGAAGTTTCTGAAGCGGACTAGGATAAAGATATAATGGCTGACAACACTCAAAAACTCGGCTTTGATGCGTCTGGGGCAATGTCAAATCTGACAGCCCTCAACACCAAATTGCTAGAAGTGACGAAGTCTATGGCGGCTTTCGCCGCTGCCGCTAAGTCAGTGAGTACAGCTTCCGCAGGTTTCGCCGGTGGCGGCACCACCAAACAACTTCAGCAAGTAAACAAAGGCTTCAAGGATGTGTCCCAGTCGGCACAGCGAGCTGGTGAGGTTGGGTCGAAGGCTGGCAAATCCATGACGTTGTCGTGGGAGACGTTTGCTCGCGTCATCGCCACCCAGCTCATTATCCGAAGTATCAACAAAATCATCGTGTCTTTCAAAGAAGCGGTCGAGTCTGCCAGGGAATTTGGACTGGCGATCGCTGAAGTTGCGACCATTTCGGGGAACGCTCTTGGGAGTCAGACCGCGCTCGCAGACCAAGTTCTTAGACTGTCTAGCGAACTCGGGAAACCGGCACAGGATGTAGCCGAAGGTCTATATCAGACCTTGTCTAACCAAGTGGTGGATGCCTCCGAGTCCTTCAATTTCCTTGAGCAAGCAATGAAGCTGGCCAGCGTCACGGCCAGTGAAACCAAGTCTGCTGTCAATGCTCTGTCCTCTGTGATCAACAGTTATGGGCTATCAGCGGCAGACACTGAGAGAATCTCGAACACGCTATTCAAGACTGTTGAACTCGGTCGTCTTCGCCTGGAAGATATCTCCGATATCATCGGCCGTGTCACACCTTTGACGGCAAAGATGGGGATTGCATGGGAAGAGGTCGCGGGCTCTATCGCGGTCATGACCCGGCAAGGTGTCAGGGCTGACACAGCCGTCACCCAGTTGCGGGCAGTCGTCCAGAAGATGATCAAGCCTACCGAGAAACTCTCGGCAGTGTTCAAGAAGTGGGGCGTGGCAGACGGGCCGACCGCCATCAAGACGTTTGGTGGGTTGCGAGGTGTGCTCGCGAAGCTGGCAAAGGAAGTCGACCACAACGATGCCGAAATGGCTGCTTTCTTCAGCCGCGTCCGCGCTATCACCGCTAATATGGCCATCATGACCGACGGGGGCAAAGCTCTTGAAGAGGCTATAATGGGCATCCGGGAATCGACCAACGCCGCCAGCGACGCTTGGGACGAGTTCACATCTTCTCAAGCTTTCGAGTTGACTCAAGCCGCAAACAAGTTGGACAATGAACTGCTGAGAGTCGGCAACACCTTGACCTGGCTGTCCACTGTTTGGAAAGACAATCTTCGGTTCTGGCTCAGCGTATTCAATGATGTGACAAGTGGACTGGGCACCGAGTGGCAAGATACTCAGGATGAAATCGTTAAGCTTAACGAGGAGACGGCTGATAAGATCCAGGAACTTTCCAAGGACGTGACTCAAAGTGAAACGGCTGCTTTGAACGAGCGAGTCCAAGCGAACCGTCAAGCATTGGCTGCCATAAATGTCGAATGGGCCAAGGGGATGGCGACAATCGATAACTTGGGCAAGTTAATGAACGTTAGCTTCAAAAACATTGCCAAGGGGCTCGACGCTCAATTCAAGAGTGCGTTCAAGAACCTAACGAACTTTGTCAAGAACGCCAAAAAACAAATCCAAGGCGCCCGCGACAAGGCCACTGATCTCCGGTCAGAGTTGGCGGGCAGAAAGTTCAACGTCCAGCTTGAGAAACTCACTGACTCTCAGAAAATTGGCAAACTTCTCAGGGAAAGCACGAAACAATTCAACATTGCTAAGGCTGACTTGGCTAAGGCCACAACGGAAGAACAACTGGCTGCCGCCGACAAACAGTTCGATAGAGCCCGAAAATTATTGGATCGTGCTGATTCTATCGCATCCGGTACTAAGGGTACTCAGGATGATACTCGCGTAGAAAACGCCATCCAGAAACAACTCAAGCAACAGGCTAATAGTCAAGATAAAATCGCAAGTCGCTGGGAAGCTATTTACGAACAGGCTAGGAGAGCTGAACTTGAACTGAACGCTATCGCTACAAAGAGGCTTGGCATCAACAAGCAGATCGCTAGTCTCATGGGTGAACTGAGCACAGCCTTAAATCCCATTGATAAAAAGACTCTGGAAGAGAGTATCAAGATTCTGGAAAATGAGTTGAGCAATCTTCAGTTCACTGACCAGCATGTCGCCCTCATGGAATCCTTGGGTATCGACCAGACGATGGCTGAGGTAAATGTTCAGTTACAGAAAGCTATGGATGATGCCCACTTTGACTGGGAGAGTGAAGTTAACAGGCTAGGAGAGTTGCTGAAAGATTTCAAAGTCCAACTTCGATTGGAAGTGGATGTGCCCAACATCCAGGCTCAGTTGGATGCATCCAAGTTGGTTCTTGGCCGTGATCAGAAGCCGACTGAGGCTGATGCCGATTTCATCAACCAGGCCACTGACGCAGCCATCGAGAACCAAGCCAAGTTGTCAAAGGCCGCTAAAGATTTGCAGGCCACAGATCTTGCAGCAGATGCAGCAAGGATCAATTCGACAAAGGCACTACTCGCGGCTCGGAAAGAGGTGCTGCAAGTCACGTCGTCCATGACTAATATGGGTGGCCGATCAACCACCACCGAGGATACCACGTTAAAGGGCCTACTGGATACTTATCAAGGCTTGATCAACAAGCTAAAGGAAGGTGAGCTAGCTGAAGAAAGCGTTATCGAAAACCAGGCTCGCCTGACCCAGGAGTACATCAAGAGTGGGGAAGGTACTCGACAAGCTGAGTCGGCCTTAACTGTCTTACGCGCAGAGGTGGAGAAGTATGCCCAGGCTTCAAAGAATATCGATGCTCAAACTAAGTTCATCGACGAGGCAAGTTTGAAGTCAGGGGTTCAGTCTCTCCTGAATGCGCAGACCGCAGCCAAGGGATTGGCTGATTCTTCAGCCCTTACAAAGACGTCTATGTCCTCCTCAGCGCAGAGCGCACTCACTTTCAGTGGCGCGATACGGAGTGTGGTGGGGGCCGGAACGGCTGTGGCGGGCGAGATGCGTGCGATAGCCTCTGCTACACTTCGAGCGGCTGAGGCTGCGAATAAGGCAGCCGCCGCAATGCGAGCCGCCACTGCGGCGGCAGGTGCGGCGAAGTTTCATGGAGGTCTGACTACCAAGTTCCGAGGCGGCAAGGCACAGTACCTTGCCCAGGGCGGGCAGGGGCAGGACACCGTACCGGCACTCCTATCCCCCGGGGAGTTCGTAGTGAACTCCAATTCTACTAAGAAGTTCTTTTCCGAACTGAATGCCATCAATAGTGGCAGTAAACCTGTGACCCGTGACCAGGGCGGTTCGATCACCAACGTAGGTGATGTTAATGTTACGGTACAAGGCGGAGATTCCTCGCAGCAAACGGTTCGCGAGATAGGTGGCGCTCTTCGGCGTGAGGTACGTCGGGGAACTATCAAATTAAGTTAGGAGATCCTAATGAAAGACTTGAAACTCAATGGTCAGTTTAAAATCGAGCATCGCGGTGCTGATGGAAAATTGATCGGCGTCTATGACTTCCCAAACGGGATCGTGGACGTAGGTCTGAACCACATCCTAGACACCCAGTTCACTGGTTCGTCGCAGGTCACAACGTGGTACATCGGACTGGTAGACAACAGTGGGTGGACGGCGTTCGCTGACGCCGATACCCTTAGCAGCCATGCTGGCTGGGCCGAGAACACTGATTACACTGAAGCCAACCGAGTCACGTGGGCAGAAGATGCGGCGGCGGCAAGGGCGATCACCAACTCGACCACGGCGGACTTCAGCGTCAACGCTAGCGGCAATATCAAGGGCATCTTTGTGTCCTCGAACAATGTCAAGTCCACGGGTAACACTGGAACGCTCTGGTCCACGGCTGCGTTCAGTTCGGTTGTCGCGGTAACGAGTGGTGACACGTTGAAGGTCACGTACACCATTAGCGGTTAGATGGCAGGAGGGTCGAG